GGAAGCATAAACAGCTTCCCATCGGCGCAAACTTGCGTAAGGTAATAACTCTTCCATCTGGTAGGGCAGTTGATGAAGTCCTGCATGCCTCCAAATACGGTAATACCGTGTGAGGAAACAAGAGGCGAACTAGACGCAAACTTACCCTATCAGAGGCCTCATTGAGGTCTAAGGTAGAGTACTTTCCGTCCATGGACCCCAATAGGGCCACGGTACGGTTGGGCGTTTGGTCGGTGAAGCGAACACATTCTCGGGTGAGATAGTGTTTCTCCACATGCTTAACTATGGCTGTACCCAGCCCTTGTTGAATCCATTGATAATCAACGGGTTCGCAAGAGATGAGCCTAGGTCCGCGCGAGTCTTTCGGCACAAGGATAACCTTGGCTGAATGGCTCGTCTCAGTGACAGACGAAAATGTCTGCCAACGATCGCCGACATGGCCTAAGGACGCGCAAAAATACGCATCGAAAGGATACACATCAGTGATTTGACTTGAGACATTCGTCCAATGAAACTTACCCCAGAGTCGCTGCTTGGTAGCAACGGTTCCAGGTCCGTGACGAGGGACGATGTCAATAGGGTCAAAAGAAGAGAAAAGCTTGTATAACAAGCTCCTCGCTTCGCGAGCTACAATAACTCTTGGATCAGCCTTATCAGCAGATCCAGAAGGAGTATTATAGCCAACCAACACAGAGTCTTCAATTTCTTGGAGACCCTGATCGGTAGTATTAAGGTCACTCTCCGTTTTCTCAAACGACGAGATGACCGCATGTTCCTGTTCATCAGAGTAGGGTAGCTTATACTTGTAAAACAAGTAACAGAGCTGCCTTACAACCTTGACACTAGAACTGCACGGGCACTGAAGGAGTAGCCCATCCGGCTGGAGCACGCGACTTATGAACTCCCAAAACAATTTCGGGAGTTTACTGTCTTTCTTGGGTTCTAATCCAATATCGACGGCAGATAATGCGCATGAACCTGCAAGAGCCTTATCAAAGGCCTTGCCCAGACGAGGTAGAACTTTCGTAAGAAAGCTCAATCCTTCGGCACGGTATCTGGCTCGACACTTATTAAGTGTAAGCTTGAGATCCGTAGTGTTAAACACCTCACCGTGAGCGTTTTGAACGTCACGGAGTAAGGCGGCGATGAGTTCGAACTCATTCAGGCTGTTAGTAGTAACCATAAGGTTCACTTCCTGCAGCTTCGCAATACTCCGTTACCCATTTACGCGAACGTTAGACACCTCCACCTCCAATATGAAGCAGAAGCTCATTGAGGCCTTGCCTACGATCCCGAACGGCACAACTCCGCAGAGATTGCGGCTAATGTGCATTCTGGCAAGTAGGTTCGACCCCGAACTAGACGGATTCAGACCCAGTTTCGAAGAGACAGAGTTACTACAAAGTCCGCTGATCGGAGGAGCCATAGTAGATACATTGCTGACATACGTCGAGATTTCTCTCGACAAACGCGGCAAGATACGCTACACAGTCTCACCGAACGACAATACTTTCGGTAACTTTA